GATAGAACGAGCAGGCTTAATATAGATATCACCCACAAATTCGTTGCGATCAATCACTTCGCCAGTATTATTAGTACCATCACACACGACCCTAAAGTCTGTGATTCCCCGACGGCCCTGCACATCGCGCAGGAACGGCTCTACTAAGTTCTTAAACTGGGAGCGAGTAAACTCATCATTGAATTCAAAGAGAGTGTACTTAGCAGCCGTCGAGATAGCTTTCTCAAGAACAATGAACAAACGACGGACATTGATACGATCAAACGCACTAGGTTTAGACTGTAGAGTTTTATCACCGAACAGAATAGTTCCTTGACCGGGGAAAGTAACAACAGGATTAATATTATCTTTATAAAGTAAATCACGATCAGCTTTTGCTGGGTTATATGCAAGCTTGATAACATTCTTAACGTGCCCTCGATTGAAGCCACCCGGAGACCACCAAGGGTCACGACTAACATCAGTCTGAACACAAAGCCCTGCCATGTCACCATTAAGAGGTACATAGCGATAAAGATCATTATACTTATCGTACATATACTTCCAACCACTGTCCATGACAGCATAAGAAGAATCGATGTTGTATGTGTCACGCGAAGCAATCACATCCGTAGTTTCTTTACCCTCATAAGCAGTGTTATTAACACAACTTGCCCTGGTGGGAGAAATCATTGCGATACAATCTTTACGATCTTCAGCGATATTGTTAACATAATGCTGAATAACAGCCGTGCCGTGATTCGATCCTAGAATGAACGAAACATCAACTTCATCGGCTGACTTGAACTTATTCGCTGCACGAATATAATCGTCATTACCAGCCGCTGGGCCGTCAATGCCGGCTACCATGCTGTTTGCAGTAGGCGTGTCTTTCGTAATGAAGTTTGTACCAGATGCAGCAGCACCAGAGTTATTTTTATCTGCACGAGTACCAGCATTAGTATGAATAGCCTGATGCTTGCCCCAGTATACCCACTGTGACTGCTGATTAATAACTTCTTTATAGTAATTGACAGCACCTTGTTCAGTCTTCGCATCAGAAGCAAGAGAGAGGTTATTATACCGCTCTAGAACTACACCCTTAGTACCAGAGATCGTTCCATCTTCATCAGTGACAATAACATGGATTGCATCACCTTGTGAGTTGACATTGTTAGCATATGCAGTCGTCGAAGGAATAGTATCAAACTCGTTATAATACTCCCAACGGCGCTTGATAACGGCAGCACTAGCTGGCAATGCCGCGCCGGACGTTCTGCCAATTGTGAGGTTAGAAGTGCCGCCGTCAGCATATGCAGTGTAGTTTCCTTGCATTACAATCTGAGTATTAGAAGTTATAGAATCAACTTTACCCAGAACGATGTTATTAGAACTTAGAAGAACATCTCCTTTATTGAAATTATTAGTAAGAGTAGCACCAACGTGAGCAGTATTACCACCATAAGAGATAGCTACGTTCTTCGATCCAGCAGTAAACGTGAACGTCGTGTTAGCAGCTACAATTCGGCTGGCAGTGTTACTGATGTTAGTACTGAAGGACTCAGTCCATGCATTAGCATTAGAGCAAGTCGAAACTTTCAGAGAGTTACCCAAATCACCAGCATATTTAGCATACCAGTCAGATTTCGTAGCTGAAGTGCTAAACTCTTCGTCGTATTTGGTTTTGTTTTTGATCAATAGTCCGCCGCCGGCGCCTGAAGATGCATTCGTTGCAGTAGAGTCTACTGCTCTAGATACCCAGAGCGCACTAGCGTAAGTTAGAAAGTTAGCAGCCGTGAAAAAGTCGCTTGCGGTATTTGCGTTGGGCTTGTTAAATATGTTAACAAGTCGGTCTTCGCTATCAACCAAAACTAGTTCTTCTACAGGGCCCCATTTGAGGTGCGCCGCGATAGCCCCTTCCGTAGTCGATACGGCAGGAACTACAGTCGTAAGATCGATTTCACTTACATTAACACCGGGCGATACTTGAAATCCCATGAGAGTTCTCCTTTATATAGACAAGATTAATCTATGTTTCTTTTTGTTATTCATGTCAATATTTATAAAATAACGCATCTCAAAATCCGCCAAAGCGATTTGCTGTATTAGGATCAAAGTGGGCTGATCTATCATCGCTGAGATCGAAAACATCTGGTTCTGGTTGGCCATCATCTACCAATACGAAATTTAGAGCGTTATCTTCCAATAATTTTATTTTCTCATCATAGATTTTTGTTCTTATGTCTGTGTCTGTTAAGTCTTTGAAATATGTTTGTCTTGTTAGCCAACCAAATAAAACAGAACACATAACAAGATCGTCATGTGATCCTTCTTCAGCTTGATATGAGTTCTTTCTACTTATAAATGAAGATAATTCTGCGATTAAATCAAAGTCTTCTACTATAAGCTTTTCGTTTTCAAGTAAATCTTTTAAATTAGAACAGCCAACACTCTTAACAGTCTTGGTTGTTCTTACACCCAACTGAATCTGAGTGCCAAATCCTCCTCCTATTTGTTGGCCACCTCTACCTCTTACTGTAGTAATAAGTAAGTTTTCATATTCAAGATCAGTATGTAAAATATCAGCAACTTGACCGCCGATATCATTAATTTCTACCATAACAAATGCGGCATTGAATTTCATTCCAGCAGCATATATAATACTCGGATATAATAGTGGTGATATAGATTGATTTCTATACTTCGCTACTAATCGATATGGCATCTCTGTTATATCAAATATCAGAAATGCTGAATAATCTAATCCTAAGCCTCTAGCGGTATCTGCGCTGATTACATACTCATGACCTGGAATAGGCTCACTATATATTTCTATTTCATTCCAGACACTTATAGGCTTTCGGAATACAAAAGTCTTTAATTTCGTAGGATGAATAAGTGTGTTTGCTGATCCTACAAATTCACAATCAAACTCTTGTCGAAATTGTGCTTCACTCGTATTAGCAATGGTTTCTTCTTTCCATTTCTCATCACGATTTGGTACTTGATCCCAATGAACTTCTATCGTCGCATATTTATTATTACCTTCTTCTGCGTCTGCCCACAATTTATAGAAGTGATTCATACCATTCGGAGTAGATACAATGAATATCTTTGATGTTAAACCAGATGATATTGTAGGATAGACTGAACTAAAGAATTCATCTGCCATATTATTACCAACAAATGCAAATTCGTCAAGAAAGATCAGGTTGTATGATCCACCACGAATAGCACTAGATGATGTAGCAGCAGCGACTATCTTTGATCCATTCTCTAGTTCAATGTTACCTTTATTCCATACTGTGATACCTTGTTGCAACCATACAGGGAGATGTTCATATGCTAATTGTATCTTACCCAATAATTCACGGGCTAACGCGCCCTTATTCGCGAGTATTGCTATATTCTGATTATCCTGAAACAATATTAACCAAAGCATATATGCTGTCACAGTAGTAGACTTACCAGATTGTCGAGGTAGTTTACAGATAACGAATCTATTTGTATCAAAAGTCTCAATCATATCTTCTTGAAAATCATACAAATCAAATGGAATAAGACCCCTATCGATATTAATAATCTGCACATAGTTTGTTATAAAATAGATTGGGTCTTTAGAACATTTAATATATTCCTGAATGTTGTCGTTTGTGAATTCGATAGGAACATTGGAGCGTTTTAGATTTGGGTTGCCTAGATAGGTTTCACTCATGGCCATCTTTCAACAATTTTTGTAGTTCAGATGTAGACCCCACAAATAAAGCATTAGTTACGTTCTGTGGTGAGTCTGTTTTTGTTAGTTCTTTCACCTTCTTCTGTATATCTAGCAAATTAGTGTTTGCATCAATAAGCGTCTTTGTTAGTTGGCCTACCACCTCAAACGCTCTAGGATGCTCACTGGCTTTAGCTAACTCTAATAGATAGTCTAATGCTTCATTACCTTTTCCTATAACGTCATAGAGGTTCTGTCTAGCAAAATCATAGTCTGAAGCGATATCATCAGGCACTTGTTTTTGCACAACAGGCTCGATAACTTCTATTAGCTCTTGATCTATGTTTAATATATCATTTAATCCGTCAGTTACATTATTTTTCATAATACTCACTTATCGTGATTGTGCCTAACTAAACCATCGAAGAAGTTTTCGTGGTCGATTGCATATCCATATGTACTGTTCGCGTTGATACCTGTTATTGCTACACTAGCAGAAGAGTTAGACGTTGGTGATCCATTAGCAAGAAGACCTGGAGTAATCGTGACACGCGCTTGTGGGCCTTCTAGAGGTGAAGCGGCTCGAATCTGGTCTCCAGTTGAGTTGTTTGCTGAAGGTATAGTAAAATCGATAAGAGTTCGCCGAATGATACCCTTTTTTGATACTGGACCGAACAATAATCCCTTGACAATGAAGTTAAAAGTGTATATAATAGCTCTGCGAGCTTGAAAATCTGCTTCATATGTGTCTTCAATGGACATATCAGTCAGCACAGTAGGTACATCAAAATATTGCCCCATCTCTGGAACTAGCTTTACTGTATTCGTCCACTCTGGGCGAAAGAACGGCAGTATCTGTTCTACAACTTGAATCGCGTCTTCATTACCTGCAAACATACCATACAGAGATATTGAGATATCATATGGCACAGGAGTAGATTGTGACCGAAGAGTATTATTACCATCACTTATTGCAACATTTCTTTGTAGCTTATTAACTGTTCTATCAGGTGCATATGACATACTAGTTATTTCAAACGACATTCTAGGCAATTGAACTGCTACAGGAGTGTTTAGGTTTGGATCAGCGTTCAGGCGCGCAAGCCATTGCTCTTTAGGGCCATATGAAATAGGAACTTTAAAGTTCTGTATAGTCGTACCAGAATTATTCGTTCTGTTGATGTATATATCATTGAACATATTACCAAACATGATAATATATTTTCTTAATGCTTGATGATAAAACTGATGACCGAACATTACCAATTAGCTCCTTCTGAGAAAGGATTGTTTTCACTAAAGTCTATAAAGTCAATGTTCGAAGAAGAACCAAAGAATTCATTGTCTGCTGTTTTATCTGTATCTTCCAAACGATACCCCTCTTGAACGAGTGAACTGCTATCTTCAAGAACAAATATGTTACCTGCTTCATCTAGAATCTGGAAGTTGAGTGCATTACTCGATAGAGCATCTTCAATAGTATCAATCGCTGCTATACCAGTGCTAATCTCTTCATTACTATATTCGAACAATTCACACCGAAGATCATATGTCTGAAGAGAACCCATCTGATAGAATACTGATTCATGCTCAACAAATTTGACTTCAAATATCTTACCATTCAGAGGCATATAGAGAATGTCACCCTCTGCTGGTCTACCAATATAATTGCTGTCTGCATCCTGATGCGTAAATTCTTCAGAAATCTCTTCTGACCAACGCCGCTGCGAAACAGTGAATGTAATCTGGTCTCTTACTTCTATATTAAACTTACTAAGGAAATCTCCTTCACCCTCAAAGCCTTCTACATTTTTAATATACATTTCAACTGCAAAAGCTTCATCAAACTTAGATAGTAAATCTTCACCGAACACGGTACTTTCTGCTATTATAGACCTAGGCATATAGAAAACTTCATGACCATAGATTTTGATACTCTCTATGATCAAGTCTTCTACTAGATTCTGTTCACCAGAATTACTGAAGTTGTCGAAATATACATTAGTTGTTGGCATTGATCTAGCCTATCATATCCATTGGGGGTACACCAAAACCAGACTGAACTGCGTCTTCCATTTTAGTGATCTCATCTACAGCTTCTTGCCATATCGTTTGGCCATTGAAAGTAACTCCGCCTGGTAATTGCATACCCTCAAACTTCTTTAGATTCTCACCCCATTGTCGTTTGATCAGCGCGGTAGTATAACTCCGCAGCCATTGATCTCCCCATACAGAAGCATATGTTGCCGGATCAAGATATTTGTAACACTCAACAACGATATAGTTGCCTACTACTACTCTAGCCCAATCCATATCAATGTATAGTTTATCAGTGTGCCGATTGAAACGCACAGGCTGTTTACCCACCAACAACTCTTCTAAAACTTCAAGATGGGTCATAGCTGCCACATATGGCGCTAAACTAGCACTTGTAAAATCAAACAAATCTGAAAGATGTATCTGATATCGCGCATTAAACATGTTGCCAGTATTGGCTGCATCACCAATGTCAAAGATACCTATAACGCTTGTTACTGTTGCTGGAACTGGTATGTATTCGTTTGTTATATCTGTCGCAGTAACTACATGCTTCAGATACACCTTCTCAGCACCGTCATAATGATAATCTCTATAATACTCTAGTGCATCGTCTATACGATCCTGCAATTGATCTTCATCGACGTTGATATCTAATACAGGATATCCCAGGCGCCTAAGACAATAATTCTTTAATTCTACACGGGTTGTGGGATTAGCCATGAACCTCTCCTTCGTATTTGTATCTATTTATAACAAGAGAGATTATAGATAATTTTTACGCTTCTAACTGACGAATTATTCCGTAATTCTTGCTTTAATTTCAGTCTGCCAATCCACCCAAGTCGTCGTGCTGTTCTTGGCATCATCATACTGCATTCCGAACTGCTCACCCGTTGACTTGAGATTGTACTCAGCGGCTCGGAGTTCTTTGTATGTGGGGTCTGGTGTAACGTCAGCAGCTTCTGTCGTGTTGCCCTCTTCGACCCATAATAGATACTCAGCATAATCGCTGTTGGCGGAGTCAGCGGGAATGCTTGCGTTGTCTGCAAGG